CTAGCACTATCAACAAGTTGACTGACAGTGCCACTAGGCTTAACACAAGTGACGGCAGCAGCACAAGGGATATTAAGGTCAGAGGAAAGCTGTAGGTTCTCATCAACAGCAACCATCTTGAGTCTCTGGAGAAAAGTCTTGGTCTGCTCAATGTTATCTCCTAACATTTTGTTATCAAGAATACCAGTCAACGATACACCTAACAACCTCTCTTCCTCAGTATTGCGTTGCCATATCTTACGCAAGTACGGAAAGTGTGTCATCGTAGATTGATACGTACCTAGTATAGCAGCTAGTCTTACCTTTCGTTCAAGATCGTAGATGCTGTCTCCCTCTCGAACAACAACCTCTGAAAGATTACAGAATTGGTAAGGTCTGAGTATAATTTCACTACAAGGATTAGTGCCAAACTCCTGATCAGCATTACGTCTTCCATTCTTAGCTGCTTGTTTAACTGCTGCTTCACGATTAAAAATACCACGCTCACCACTATGACTGTGATACAAGCTAGTCCACTCGTTTAAGAACTGACCAACGTCAGGCTTCTCATTGTACACAGCAGAGTTGTTAGCCAACGCACGATGTGGATTCTCTGTCCACCACTGACCTGTCTTAGCATGACGCATCTTGTCATCATCAAGATCAGACAAGCTAATCATAGCTGACCTACGTACACCACCTACAACTACAACCTCAGCTACTTTACACATTAGATCGTGACACTCTAGTGTACTCAGCTTACGACCTGCTGCACACTTGAACTTACGTACAACAAACTCGAACAGTTCATTCAATGGTGCTGGTCCACTAGCTCTACCACCAAACGTCTTAAGTCTAGCACCTGCTGGTCTGATCTTACTGAGATCCCACTTAGCTATCTCACCTGAGTACAACAGAGCTATCAGTTGACGTAGTGCTTTAGCCCATCCCTCTTTGCTGTCAGATACTACGATAGTCGTATCGCTATCAAACATCTTCTCAGGTACATCAGGCAACTTACTAACGTACTTGTTCTCAACGCTGAAGCCTACACCTGTGCCACACAGTAAAATATACATCGCCTCATCAAAGGCTTTAGGATCATCAACAGGTAGATAGCTACAGTTGTAACCTGCTGTGTTGTCCCTCTCAAGGGCTTTCCCTGCGGTCATAATGCTACGCATGGAGGGGACTATCTCCATGTTTTTAATCGCTTCACGAAGCTCTGAGTCAGTCTCAACAGGTATCTTGTAGCCATGCTTAGACTCCAAGTGATTAGACATAAAGTCCATGTACCTGTCAACTGTCTCGTTCCAGTCCTCCCTTCTTTGCTCTCCGTCTAGGAATCTGGAGTACCTAGACTTAGCAATATACTGCTGATAAAAATCCATCATTGTATTTCCTTTATTAATATATCGTACCTATCTTCAAGCACATCTTCAAACCTGTCAAGGATATCTTCAGACGTAAGGTCTAACAGTTCAACGACATCAAGTTCATTGAACTGCATCAACCTTTCTTTAAGTTCTTCAATCGTCAGTTCCACCATAGTTCTCAGTATCCTTGTTGATATCCTCATTAGTCATTATCACTAATGATGCGTAGCCTGAGATGTCGTGCCACGAATCAGAGTAGTAATAATTACCGTTAAGTATCCTAGCCATCTTGTTAGCAATCATGTCAAGACTTTCTTTCATGTACGGTGGCATGTACTTATAGTTAGGAGACTCGCTCATGATCTTCTTAATGTCCTGACTAATCTTGCCAACTATATTATAGTGACCGTACTGTTCTTCTCTTGTGTCAAGTGTTTCTTTTATGTCCATACTGTTTCCTTAAATAGTTAATTGACACAGGCATCTCATCAAAGCTACCGTTGTCTACCTCGTTTAACATCCATATCCCTGACCATGAACCGTTGGTCTGAGGAGATAGATACTCCTCGTCGTGTTGATAGAAGATCCCTGCAAAGATACCAGTGATACCTTTACCATCAGCCTTACGACTGAATGAGATGTCTCTATCTTGTACGTGTCCCATTATACACGACATGTGCTTCTTTTGCAATAGCAAACCTGGATTAGTTACTGGTCTACCCATCACACCAGATGTAAAGTAATGACTGTATGCAATGCCGTTAATAATAGGCACTTCCAAGAAGTCATGTACTTCCCATCCGTACTTCTTAAGATTAAAGTCAGAGTAACCAATGAGTCCTTCTAGTTTCCTATCGGATTCAATAGCTCTCTCTATCCGTTGCTCGTGATTACCAATCAGAAATACCTTCTTAGGTTTCCACACTCTCTTACGGTTAGCTCTCTGTCTCTTCTGCTCCTCGATGATAGGCTTCATGAATGTATCCATAGCTACGTTACCTGCTTTGATATCTTCACTGTATGTCCTACCTTCAAAGGACTTCTTACCTACATCATACACACTGAGGCTAGGCATATCCCAGTGATCTCCAAGGTGTACGATTACATCAGGCTTAGTCTTGACAGCGTAGTGTCCAGCCCATTCTAAATGCTCGAATGAGTTATTGGGTTTGCACTGCGTGTCTGGAATAACTAAGTGTCTCATGTAGCTCTCTCCAGTAGTTGTAAATAATAGACCGCATCTATTACTACCAATGGGTCTGACTTGTTCTGCTTGATAACTAGCACAGGTTCTCTACCATCAGGACAGTTATCCTTAGCTTGAGCATAGTAGTTATACACAGCTATTGAATCCCTTGACTTACACTCTACTGATATGTTGAGCTTGTCGCCTGCTGATTGAGAGAAGAGGATGTCTTCCCCTCCTGCTCCCATGCTAGTTGATCTTACGTCGTCTTTGGAAAAGGAAAAGAGTTCGAGGATTTGGTCTCGGAACCATTGCTGGAGCTTTCTTCCTTTTGCTTTTGCGCTTTGGGTTTTGATTTTCTCCTCCTAATATTTAAAAATTTATTTAACCTAACTCTCTTCATCTTTGTAATCCAACCCTTTGGTATGTGTAACCTAGAGTTAGATTGATCTATCGAGTATGCAGCAGCAATAGTGATTGCTGAGTTATCTTCTGCTACTACAAACCCTATACTAAGTACAGGATGGATGTCTGTCTTACCTAATGGTTCCCATCCAGAGTCCGACAGTGCATCCCACCATTCAATGTACGCTATTTCTGGGAACTCTTTGGTGTCCAAATCTGCCCACGTTTTCTTCTTATCCATAGTAGCTGCGCTCTTTCAGTTAGTGTATCAATGTCACCTTCATACGCTTCTAACACAGCATCAAACAAGTCTTGTTCATCAACCAAGTCAGCTAGTATCTTGTCTGCTTTCTTAGGTCCAATCCCTTTAAGACCTGGGATGTTATCCACACGATCACCAGTCAGAATCTGAAGATAGAAATTCTTTATTGCTTCTTCCTCTGTTACATAATACAAGTCCTCCTTGACAAAGTTGTAGTGCCAACCTCGTAGCATGTTCAAGTCTTTGTCAATAGACATGACGCATGTTGTATCTACGGGGGAATCATATACTGCGATACCAATAGCATCGTCAGCCTCCTCTCCCTCTACCAATTCAAAGCACCACTTATCCAACAAGTATTCTCTAAGGGCATCATAGTGAATAGGTTTACGTGCGTTCTCACGATTGCCCTTGTACGTTCCCTCGGTGGATAACTCTTGTCTATAGTTAGTGCTTCCCGTTATGTAACCAGAGAAAGTATCAACGCCATCAATCGAAAGGAGATTATCTATAAAGTGTCCCATTCTGCTAATAGCAAACTTCTCTTCTTCTGGATCATCAACGGAGAACCCTATCCTGTAGACTAGGATGTCTCCGTCGATGAGAGCTTTGACATTCTGCATCGACGGAGTATCCATTTAGAGTGCCTCTTCTAAATCATCATCAAGAGCAGTATCATCAGCAGAGTAAGATACGAGATCAGTAATCACTAGCTTGTTGATACCTGCGGATACACCTGCCTTACCTTTGAACTGGTAAGCGTATGGTTTAATCCACGCCACTCCTTTAGAGCCATTGCCTACCTTACCCTCGATGCCTGAACCATCTGACATCTCAGTACGGATAGGATACTTCTTAGACTTGGCGACGATATAGAAACCTTTATCATCTTTCCGTTTCACTTGAATACCTAACTCCTCCAGTGCAGCAACAGCACCATCAGATAGGTTACATAGATCGACCTGATACTTCTCGGACATCTGGTTAGGTGTATCAAGGAAAGCCCACATGATATCGGCTTTTACCTTTATCGGTTTTAAGTCTTGCATTTACTTCTCCTTAGTGTGTTGTTGCCCAATTAGTACCTATCTTAAACTCACCGTCGAGTGGACAACGTAGCCCTAGTGCGAGTCCTGCATCCCGAATTGCCTGCACACCTAGTTGGCCTACAGATTCGGCATGTTCTTGCTTAGTCTCTATTTGCCACTCGTCATGAACATTAGCAACAAAAGAGAAATGCATTATATCATACTTTAGTTTATTATGCAATAGTACTAATGCTTTTTTCATTACGATAGCACCTGCACCTTGTAACAAAGTATTCAATGCTGCATGTAAATTTCTTACATGTAACCTACGATTATCTAAAGCAGGTAGCCAACCACGTTTAGCTAGCTTATCTACTTTCTTTCTAAGATTATACAGAGCAGGTGTGTTACTGAGGAAGCTATCAATAAGTTCTCGTCCTTCAGCTTCACCACCACCTACGATGTTACCTATCTTAGCAGGACCAGCACCATACAAGAAAGCATATATGAAAGTCTTAGCTTGATCTCTGTTAGTAAGACCTGCACTAATCATGTTCTTTGTATGGATGTCGCCTTCAAGTATCTCTTTAGTATAGTCATCGTCACGCATGTAGTGTGCCAGCATACGTAACTCAAGACCAGACGCATCGATACCTACGAGTGCGTTACCCTCGTCAACTGTCCAACAGCTACGACACTCTGCACCATACAGGCTACCCACCCGTGGTACTTGTGCCATGTTAGGATTGTTGTGAGTCATTCGTCCCGTGACTGCTCCAATGGTGTTGACCTTACCGTGTACCCGTTCGGTGTGATCTGCATTGTCAATCCATGATTCAACTTGAGCAACCCGTTTCTGTATGAGTAGATACTCTTCGATGAGACGAGCTTCAGGGATGTCAATAGTTCCCAATATTTTCTCATTGATTGTCACCGCTCCTTTCTCTGTATGTTCTTCAGGTTTCCAACCAAGACTAATCAAACGTTCTGCTATTTGCTTGCGAGATCCTGGGTTAAAGACTATGACCTTATCCTTGAGGGGCTTACCTGTTTTCTCACTGACCCTCTTGATTACAATAGGTCTGAAAACTTCTTGTAGTTCTTCCTCAATTTGGTGTAGTCTTTTCCTCCAGTCTGCCAGAAGTCCCATTGTTTTCTTGATATCAAGTTTGAATCCTGCTTCTTCTTGCTCCTTGATAATCGTAGCGACTTGATGTTCGAGATCAACTGACTCACCCCACTGAGATAGACCATCCCTAAGATGATTATATAGTGTTGCAGTGACCTCAACATCCTGCTCACAGTAGAGAACCATCTCTTCACTAAGCCCACCATCAAAGTCCGTGAAGTCATCCTTGTAGTTTCCTAGTCTTTGTCCCCATGCTTTGAGCGAGTGCTTGCCTGCCTCGTCCTTGAGGTCTGGATTCAGTAACCTTGACATGACCAGAGTATCTCTTACACGATGATGTGTTGTGTCTATGTCCCATACTTTCTTTAGTACTGGGATGTCGAACCCTATTATGTTGTGACCTATCAGAGTGCTTTCCTCTGTTAGGTAATCTCTTAGTTTCCCTGCCTCTGTCCATAAACGAACCTCCTGTGTTGTTAAGTCTTTGGTGACAGCACACCATATCTGGGATGCTGCCATGTTTGTCTCTATGTCAATGATTAATCTACGCATACTACCTCTGCTTTGTTTACTGGTATCTTGAAGAAGTATTCACCGTCAGGTATGTACTTGTTGCTTACCATTTGCTTATCAGAATTTAACACAGCATCACTATCAAAGATAAATGCTTTAGTTAAATGCTTGTTAAACATCATGAACTTACAACCTAACTTAGCGAACTTCTCTTTCCTTTCTGGTAACTGTATCGTATCGAATGGAAACTTATCACCCCATGTGTGTTTAATTTCTACCTCAAGAAACGAACCATCATCAAACATCAAGTCAGGTCCGTACTTGTCTGGGTTGTTAGTTAAATTGATACCTAGTGATGTCCAGTATTTAATAGCCAATGCTCTGGCTATTATGTCATTTGATTTAAACAACTGCTTGTTAAACTTCTTGCGTATCATAACGCTTCATCCTCCTCGTCTTTACGTTCTACCATTCTACCAGAATCTAAGTCATAAAGCAAGCGACATGCTGGCCCAGTCAGACCAGAGAATCTGTTTTTAAGTACACGTACATGGGTGGTATGTCTCTCAGTTACGTCAGGGTCTTGTCCGTTACGCTCTAACCCAAGCACAATATCAGATAGCTGTGCGATAGAACCAGAGCCACGTAGCTGTGACAAGGATGTAGCTGCCCCTTCCTCATGTCCCTTACCATCAGGTCGCTTGAGGTGTGACACTACGAACAGAGAGATACCAGTCTCTTGTACCAACATACGTAGCTTAGTCATGATTGAATCGATAGCTTTTCGCTCGTCGCCCATGCCATCTGCTTGTGCTGATACAACGATACTAACGTGATCAAGGAACACGTACTTACAACCCAACCCCTTAGCCAGATAGCGTACACGATTGAGTATGTTCTCAATGTCCGTTGATCCGAAGTGATCAAACAAGAACATACGACCTGTGCCTAACGTAGCCTCGAACGCATCACGCTTCTCTTCAACAGAGTGTGGTGTGTCAGGTAGGTGCAACGGTTTGTTAGCATGGAGTGACATCATTGACAGTGCTGTCTTTCTCGTAGACTCTTCCAAGAACATCAGTCCAATGTTATCAGTGGTGTTGTTAAGCACATGGAACACTAGCTCACGTACGAACTGTGACTTACCAAGCCCACTACCTGCGGTAATGGTGACCAGTTCCTCCCTACGGATACCGTACGTCAGCTTGTTAAGCCCATTAAACGGATAGCTGACCTGTGCTTTCTCCATAGGTTTACATACCTCATCCCATAGAGTAGACCCGTCAACGATACCATCGGGTACATACCGTTCTGCCTGCCACCACTTATCAAAGTACAGCTTCTCATCACCACGACTCAGGTAATCACACGCATCCTTGAACTCAGGGTCGTGCTTGAATACCTTGACCTTTGATCCAAAGACATCAGCGATCTGATGCGATGCCTCAATACCATTGTCATCGTTGTCCATACACACGACGATAGTATCAAAGCTATCAAGCCACTCGTAGTTAGCCTTG